ACAAAAACGCTTGTTAAAGACAAGATTTTGTCATTACGTGAAGCAACAACATGGCTCGAATACAAGACAGGACGCAGTTTAAGCCACGTAGGTTTAAAAAAAATAATAGATAATGAATGATTGGGATACGAATCCACAGAATTATATGCAAGATTCTGAAGGTGAGTTCATCTTTAAAAAAGATGGGACGCCACGTAAAAGATCAGGTAGACCTAAAGGTTCTCCTTCAAGGGGTTATAACTTTCATTCTAAGACGAAAGCTCGTATGCAGACAGAAAAACGTTTGCGTACTAAAAAGAAACTTTTAGCTAAAACACAATCAAAAGTATCAGCATATCGTAATTCAATTAATACTGCTAACGCAACTTTAGCTAAATTAGACGATACAGAAGCAAGTACAGCAGGAAAAGTTACACTTGATACAGACTTAGAAGAACTCTCTGAAGATCTTCAAGATGAAGCACCAATTATTTTTCAACCTAATGAGGGTCCTCAGACAGAGTTCTTAGCAGCTTCAGAAAAAGACGTACTCTATGGCGGGGCCGCAGGGGGCGGTAAATCCTACGCTATGTTAGTAGACCCTCTGCGGTTCTGCCACCGTTCTGCTCATAGAGGGCTTATACTACGACGTTCTATGCCAGAATTAAGAGAATTAATAGATAAATCAAGAGAATTATATCCAAGAGCATTCCCAGGTTGTAAATTTAGAGAAGTAGAAAAGCTTTGGAACTTCCCAAGTGGAGCTAAAATAGAGTTTGGATTCCTTGAGCGGGATGCAGATGTGTATCGTTATCAGGGCCAAGCCTATTCTTGGATTGGTTTTGATGAGATTACTCACCTACCAACTGAATTTGGTTGGAACTATTTAGCTTCTAGACTGCGTACTACTGATTCTGAGATTATGCCTTACTTACGTTGTACAGCGAATCCTGGCGGTGTAGGGGCACATTGGGTTAAGAAGAGATATGTAGATCCTTATGAACCGAATGAATCTTTTAAGGGGGATGATGGTCTAACTCGTAAGTTTATACCAGCCCGACTAATTGATAATCCATATCTTGCAGATGATGGACGTTACGAAGAGATGCTAAAAGCGTTGCCTCCTGTGCAACGTAAACAACTTCTTGAAGGTAATTGGGATATAGCTGAAGGTGCAGCTTTTACAGAATTTGATCCTAATGTACACATTATTACACCCTTTCAAATTCCTGTTCATTGGGAACGTGTTAAAGGAATTGACTATGGTTATGCCTCAGAAAGTGCCTGTATATGGGCAGCAGTTGATCCATCTGATGGAACTTTAATTATTTATAGAGAATTATACCGAAAGGGCTTGACAGGAGTTGATTTAGGGACTATAATAACAAATATGGAATTAGAAGATCCTTTTTCTGTGCAGGGTGTACTCGATAGTTCTGCATGGGCAAGGACAGGAACAACAGGCCCTACAGTAGGTGAATCCTTACAACGAGAAGGGCATAAACTACGCAGGGCCGATAAAAATAGAATTCAGGGGAAAATTCAAGTTCACGAATACTTAAAGCTAAAGCAAAGCGGAAGGCCACAATTGCAACTTTTTAATACTTGCCCTAACCTGATACGCGAGCTTCAAAGTATTCCTTTGGATAAGAATAATCCTGAAGACGTAGATACTCATGCGCCAGATCATGCGTATGACGCTTTACGGTATTTAATTATGTCTAGGCCAAAGATTAATGATCCATTAAGTCAAATGCGACATTTGAGAATGGAACAAGCTTATACACCTTCTGATATGGAGTTTGGATATTGAACTTTAAAGATGTTAGAGAGTTAGATCAAAATAAAAAATTAGAAATGCAAATTATATCTAAAAAGGGGCGTAAGGGTATTGCTATTAAGAAAAAGATGCGTAAAGGAACACTTACAGCTTCAGCAAGTAGGTCTAAATATGGTGGTAAAAAAGTTGAACTCGGATTTAAGATACCGCTAAAATGAGGACATTAAATGGCAGAAGATAATACTTTTATAGACAATGCTGATAATCTTTATTTTGAAGATGTTGAAGGTGAAGAAGGTAAATCTTTATCTTTAGACGAAACATTAAGTAATCAATTTGTAGCTTTATTACTTGATAGGTTTTCTTCAGCAGAAGATGCTCGTTCTCTTGATGAAGGGCGTTGGATTACAGGCTATCATAATTATCGTGGTTTATATCCGAAGAATGTACGATTTAGAGAGTCAGAGAAATCTAGAGTTTTTGTTAAGATAACTAAAACAAAAGTTCTTGCAGCTTTCGGACAACTTGTAGATGTCATTTTTGGTGCAGGTAAATTTCCTATAGGTATTTCAGAAACTAAAGTACCTGAAGGAATTTCAGAACATGCACATCTAGACATAACAAATCCTTTACCAGGAATAGAAACAACGGCTTCTCCCGAAGAAGAAGCACCAGAACCAGAAGAACAGGAGGACCCGTTTGATGTTGGATACGAAGGCGACGGTAAAGTACTCAGACCAGGAGCAACTTTTAGAACAGGAAAATTCGATGAAATCGAAGACGAAGCAGAAGATCTCGGGCTGTTGCGGCCAGGGCTGTTGCCAACACCAGAAACGATGGAACTCAGCCCCGCACAAAAAGCAGCAAGAAGGATGGAAAAATTAATTCATGATCAAATTGAAGAATCAAATGGATCTAGTGAAATTCGTAATGCTTTGTTTGAGTCTGCTTTGTTCGGTACAGGTATTGTAAAAGGGCCATTTAATTTTAATAAGATATTAAATCGTTGGGAGGAAGATGAAGAAGGAGAAAGAACTTATAGACCAGTGGATGTTCGTGTTCCTCGTATTGAGTTTGTCAGTATTTGGGATTTCTTTCCCGATCCAAACGCCACTAATATATCCGAATGTGAATATGTATTCCACCGGCATAAGCTCAACCGCTCTCAGTTACGGGCCTTATCAAGGATGCCTTACTTTAATAAAGACGCCATACGAACCTGCTTGTCAATGGGGCCAAACTATGTTCAAAAGGACTACGAACACGAATTAAAGGACGATCAGCGAGGACAAGAATACGGTTCAGGACAATTTGAAGTACTTGAGTATTGGGGTATCATGGATGCTGAGTATGCTCGTGAAGTCGGTATGGAACTTAGTGAGGATATAGATGATCTTGATGAAGTGCAAGTTAATGCTTGGATATGCAATGGAACTCTTTTAAGATCTGTTGTGAATCCGTTTACACCACATAGACTCCCTTATCATTCTTTTGCTTACGAAAAGAATCCTTATAGTTTCTTTGGTATAGGTGTAGCTGAGAATATGGATGACTCTCAGAAGATTATGAATGGTCATGCTCGAATGGCTATTGATAATCTTGCGCTGTCAGGTTCACTTATCTTTGATGTAGATGAATCTGCTCTTGTAGGTGGACAATCGATGGAAGTATATCCTGGTAAAGTATTTAGACGCCAAGCAGGAATGCCAGGACAAGCTATACATGGAGTTAAGTTTCCTAATACGTCTAACGAGAATATGATGATGTTTGACCGCTTTAGGCAACTTGCTGACGAACAAACAGGTATTCCTAGTTATTCACACGGTCAAACAGGTATACAAAGTATGACAAGAACTGCTTCAGGTATGTCAATGTTACTTGGTGCAGCTTCTTTAAATATTAAAACTGTTATAAAGAATTTAGATGATTTCCTACTAAAACCCCTTGGAGAGTCTTACTTCCAATGGAATATGCAATTCTTAGAAGATAAACTAGGCGCTGTAGGAGATCTAGAAGTTAAGGCAACAGGTACAAATAGCCTGATGCAGAAAGAGGTACGAAGTCAAAGACTCACAACATTCTTACAAACTGTACAGAATCCTGCTGTGGCTCCCTTCGTTAAAATTAATAAGCTTATTAGTGAGCTTGCCTATAGTCTTGATCTTGATCCAGATGAATTACTCAATGATCCTGATGAAGCCGCTATCATGGCACAAATTATAGGAATGCAAAATGCTGGACAAAACACAGGCGAAGAAGCTAGCCCCGCTGGTGCACAACCCGCAGGTATGGGAGCCGTTCCAGGCGCACCTCCAGGCCCTCAAGAACTTGGAGCTACAGGCACTGGCGGTGGCAACATCGGAACTGGAGGTGTTCCGTTGCCAGGGGAGGGTGAGTTCTCTGGTACGCCTAGAGCAGTTGTCGGCTGAAGTTAAAGAAGCATTAGAAAGGGAAGAATAATATGGCTAAATCACAGCAAATGTCTCCAGAAGAAGCTACTGCTATAAAAGAGAGAATGTTCCAAAATTGGAAGCGTTCTTATGAAGAATATCGTAAGATGTCAGATGAAGAACGACTTAGTACTAAGGGACAAGCTTTAAAATTTCAAGTAGAGGATATGGATGAGAATATAAGAGCAGAATATCAACAAAGATTGGAACGAGAGAGACAAGAAAAAGAGGGAAAAAGAAAAGGTTTAGCTAGAGGAGGCAGTCAGCTATTAGTTCCTGTTGAGATGCAAGATGAACTACCTAGTCGGGATTTACCTCCTGAAGAATCAGAAATTTCTTCTATTCTTGGAGGAGATCCTTTAACTGCTCTAGAAGCTGCACAAGAACCTGATGCTCAAATGGAAATGGAATATATTGACTATGTAGTTGATACAGCTTTAGACGAGAGTGAACAAAATTATTTAATGGGTGCTTTAGAAGGAGACCCAAAATTAAGTAATATTTTTGATAAGGTCGTAGAAACGGCCTCAGAATTTACTGGTGACGGTCCTGTAGAAGGTCCCGGCACTGGTCTTTCAGACTCTATACCTGCACGATTGTCAGATGGAGAGTTTGTAATGACGAAGGAAGCTACTGATGAAATAGGTGCTGATAATCTTGAACGTTTGATGCGTGATGCTGAAAATGGAGAGATTCGACGTACTAGTTATGGTGGTGGACTTCAAGAATATGCATTTGGTGGACTGGCAAGAGATGATGAAAAGTCACTCTTAGAAGACGATGAAGAAGAGATCAGAAAACAAATGATCTCAGCTAATCGTATGCCAAGTGTCATATAAGGAGATAGAGCTACCCGTAAGGCCCTCTATCATTTAATTATAACGGCTACCTTGGAGTAGGCAAGCCCCAATCTTAGTTCTAGGCCAAAGAACTAATTAGTTTGGCTACCTTGCACGAGACAAGCCCCGTGAAGGAGAAGTGATATGTCAGAAATAGAGGAGAGTTTAGAAGAACCAGAAGCGAATCCATACAATGCAAAGAAGGCTTGGCATAAGCCAGACGGCCCTCAAATGCAAAGTGCAGATTCGCTATTTTACGAAGGTCAGGCTACCCCACAACAAGAGGCCCCTGATGAAGATGAGCAGGATGCTCCACCTAAACGTAAAAGAGCTAATTATAAAAAAAGATACGATGATTTAAAGAAGCATTACGATGATAGGGTTTCACAATTTAAACAACGAGAGCAAGAACTCTTAGCTGAAACTCGGGCCTCACAGCCTCAGTATGAAGCACCAAAGAGTATTGAAGATCTCGAAAAGTTTAGAGAAGAATATCCTGATTTGTATGAAACAGTTGAAACTGTTGCTCATATGCAAAGTGAACGTCAAGTTCAAGAGCTTCAAGGACAATTATCAGCTATACAACAACGTGAAACTGATATAATGCGCCGAGAAGCAGAGACAGACTTGCGTACTCGTCATCCTGATTTTGAAGATATTCGGGGTAACGAAGACTTTCATAATTGGGCAAAGGAGCAACCTGAAGAAATACAAGATTGGGTTTATAAAAATCCTAATAATGTAGCATTAGCTTCTAAGGCCATTGATCTTTATAAATTAGAAAATGGTGTTCAAACTTTACAGCCTCGGAGACAATCACAACAACAGTCTAGACAAGGTTCAGCAGCAGATATGGTCTCAACTAAAACTACGACGGTAGATGCAGCTAAACCAGATAAAATTTGGACTGAACGGGAGATTGCTGCTATGTCTATAGATGAGTTTGATGCTCTTGAAGAAGAGATTAATCAAGCTGTCAATGAAGGCAGAGTAGTTAAATCATAATTTTTGTCTAATTTGGAGTAAATAAATATGGCATATAATCAAAGTGACCAATACTTTGAGCCTAGCACAGATACTGATGCCAACTTTGGTAACTCCGTAGCTAATCAAAATAATTCGTTTTTCTTACCTGCTGTCTATTCTAAGAAGGTTCTAAACTTCTTCAGGAAAGCCTCTGTAATTGAAGCTATCACCAACACCGATTATGCTGGTGATATTGCTAACTTTGGCGATTCTGTAAAGATTATTAAAGAACCGACGATTACTGTTTATCAGTATGAGCGTGGCGCAGATGTAACGCAAACGAAACTAACTGATGCTGAGATTACGTTAGTTGTAGATACGGCTAACGCCTTTAAGTTCAAGGTTGATGACATTGAATCAAATATGTCTCATGTGAACTGGCGTGAAACGGCCTCATCTGCAGCAGCGTATGCATTACGTGATGCATTTGACGAAGGTGTACTCGCTACTATGTTTAGTGGTGTAAGTGCTTCTAGTCCTAATCACATTCTTGGTTCAGATAGTGCAACTGATCTTGCGGCGGGTACGTTTGATGGTACAGGTAATCTTGACATTGGTTTTGGTACGGATGAACATGATCCTATAGATATCTTGGGACATATGGCTCGTCTTATGGACGATCAGAATATTCCTGAAGAGGGACGGTGGTTTGTAGCCCCGCCTCAATTCTATGAGGTTCTTACTGGTACGGCGTCCAAACTCTTGTCAGTCGATTACAATGCTGGTCAAGGTTCAATCAGAAACGGTCTAGTAACTTCTGGAAAACTGCGTGGGTTCAATATGTACAAGTCCAATAACATTGCTGACACATCTAATGCTGCTGGTAAAGTTATTGCGGGACATATTAGTTCAACTGCAACGGCTCAGACGATTACGAGTTCCGAAGTATTGCGTGATCCTGATAGCTTTGGTGATATTTGTACGAGGTCTTCATGTATATGGAGCTAAAGTACTACGATCTGAAGCATTAGTATCTGCGTTCTACGGCGTGGACTAATAATTAAGAGAATTGGGAGTCGGATGCGGCTCCCTTTTCTTTTGTCTAATCATTAATTAAAGGAAAAAAATATGGCAAGCCCAGTTATTAATATAAGAGATACAGGAAGAAATTCCGCAAGGACAGGAGATGTTCGTGCGCTTTCGGATAATGTAGTAAGTTCTTGGACTTCAACAACGACAGGTACTATTGCAGTTACAGCAGGAGCAAATACTGATGTTTCATTTACACAACCAGCAGATACGATTCTTCGTAATCTAATTGCTATTCCGGCAGGTAACATTGTTACAGCAGGGGCAAGCGGTGATGATGTAGACTTTTCATTAGGTACGTCTTCAGGTGGTACTCAAATTATTGCTACTGAAGCTATTCTAGATGATGGTGGTTCAGCAGTAACTTGGACAGCTAATGCACCTTTGTATCTTATACAAGATTCACATGGTCATGCTGCAAATCAATTTGTAAGCACCTCTACTACGGCAGGCGTTGTAGGTGGCCCCGCAACTTCAGAAGCAATTGTTATTGCTGCTACGTTGTATTCGGCTTCTGCTAGAACTTTGTATGCTCGACTGACGCCTTTAGCAAATAATCTTGCTACTGCTGCAACGACGGTGACTTATTTAGTCGAATTCTTGCATTTAGGTGCATTACCGGATTAATTTGAATGGCTCAGTTAGGTTCTGACGAAAAACCTATAATGTTTAGAAAAGCGATTGTCAGTAAGGATAGTCGCTTTCGGAAGCATTTTGATAAAAAGAAGTACGATGAGAACTATGATCGTATATTTCGTCAGAAAGAAGATATGAAAACTACTCAACGAAAGCTAACAGACTTGAATTGGGATGGTGAGTAGTAATAAATAAAGGAGGTAAGATAAAGCAATGAGTCATCGTACAGGACATAAAGATATTGCTGCAATGGATGCAACTCGTGGTAAGTATTCTCAAGGTGGAGAAGTTCCTAATGCAGACTGGAAAGAACGACTTAAGCAAACTGCTGATGTAATAGCACCTTTAGCTGCTTCTAAGACTATAGGATTCCCGGCAGGACCTCTAGCATATGAAGGCGCTAAAAAGGTTTATAAGAATATAACAGGAGGGCCTGGACAACAAAGAAGGCAGAAGAGAAAGATAAGACGTGCAGAAAGAAGGGCTAGACGAAAAGCAGGTAAATAAATGGCAACATTTCTCAATCTAACAAATGAACTGCTACGAGAACTTAATGAGGTCGTATTAACTTCTTCAAACTTTAGTAGTGCTGTCGGTGTACAGCAACACGCTAAGGATTCTGTCAATCGTGCTTACTTAGATATTGTCAACGAGGAACCTCAGTGGCCTTTCTTAGCTACGGCTGAGAGTGGGGCTACTGATCCTATGTATGGCAATACCTATATAGAGACGACTGCTGGTACTCGATGGTATGAACTCAAGACTGCAAGTTCTAGTATTACAGCCGATTATGGTTCAGTTGATTGGGATAACTTTCTTTTAACGACTGTAGGGGTTAGTGGAGAATCTGCTCCCTTTACTATTAGAAATCTTAGATACACGACCACAGAAGAGTGGAAGGATTATCTTCGTATTTCTGAAAATCAAGATGATGCGGATACAACGCAGTATGGAGTTCCGAGTAGAGTTATTCGTAGCCCTGATGCTAGAAAGTTTGGATTGAGTCCTATACCTGATCAAGTCTATAGAATATGGTTCTTTGCTTGGGACTTACCAACAGAGCTTGATGCTCATGGTGATACGATTGTATTTCCTGATGTATATAAGACAGTTTTGCTGGCACGAGCTAGATACTATATATGGCAATTCAAAGATAATCCTCAAGCAGCTTCCTTTGCTTTAGATGATTATCGTAAAGGATTAAGGATGATGCGTTCTAATTTACTAGAACCAACCCCTAGTTATTTTAAAGATGATAGAATAGGGTTTATTTAATGGCAGAGTCACAACCATTTGGTCTTTCTTGTAGAGGTGGTTTAAATACAAACCTCAATCAACTTGAAATGCTTGGACAACCTGGACAAGCTACAAAGTTAAGAAACTTTGAAGTTGATCCAGATGGTGGTTATAGACGTATTAGTGGTTTCTCTCAATTTGGAGATGGTACTAGACCTAATACTGATAATGATGTCTTTGGTCTTCAAGTTTATGCTGATGGAGTTATAGCTTGTGTAGGGACTAACGTTTACTTTAGTCAAGATGGAGATAGTTGGCTACAGATAAATAGAGCTAGTGTAGCTTCAGGAGGAGATAATTATAGTACCTTTACAGGACGTAGTGCAGCGGCAAGGACTTCACAAGACTTAGCAACCTTTGCAATTTATGAAGGTCTTACAGACTACGGTGAAGTTATTATAACGGATAGAGGTTCTGGCGTTAAGCCAATGTATTTTAAGATGACGGGTACGGATAGTGCGCTTTCTAATCGAACCTTCTTCTGTGAAGAGATCACTGTAAGTGGTACTGTATATCCAAAGTTTTGTGTAATACATGATAAGCACTTGGTAGTCGCAGGAGCAGCTACAGCACCAAATACTATTTATTATAGTAATACTCTATTAGATTCAACAAATAACGATGATCTAACAGATTTTACTGGTACTGGTTCTGGAGCAATTCTTCTTGATGATCAAGTTGTAGGACTTAAAAGTTTTCGTGATGACTTAATTATATTCTGTTCTAATTCGATTTATAAACTACAGAATATAAATAATGCAAGTACAATTGTAGTAACTCCTATTACAAAGAATGTAGGTTGTCTTGATGGTAATAGTATTCAGGAGATTGGTGGTGATCTAGTCTTCTTGAGTCCTGACGGTATTCGTACTGTTGCTGGTACGGCTCGTATTGGTGACGTAGAATTAGGATCAGTAAGTCGTCAGATTCAGTCAATTATTGGAGATCTTGCTGCATCTATAAATACCTTTAGAGTTAGTAGTACAGTTTTACGAAGTAAATCTCAGTATCGTTTATTTTATTCGTTAGCGGGAGCGTCTAGTTCAACATCAAAAGGTATTATTGGAACTATTACTCCTAATGGGTTTGAATGGTCAGAAACATTAGGAATACAGGCTCATGGATTAACTTCTGGTTTTGATAAGGATGGCGTAGAGAAGACCTATCATGGTGATAAAGATGGTTATATCTATGTACATAATGACGGGGATTATTTTACGCCAGCAGGTACAGCCACAAATATTTATGCAGAATATCAAACACCGAACTTTGATTTTGGAGATGTAGGAACAAGAAAGACTTTACTATATACAAGAATGTCTCTGACTCCAGAAGGAGATATTCAGCCAACATTACGAGTACGTTATGACTATGAAGATCAAAATATACCACAGCCAGGAGACTATACATTAAGTTCTGTACCGCTTCCGGCTATTTTTGGTAATACAAGTACTACGTTTAATTCAGCAACCTTTGGAGCCAGTAATGATCCTATGGTTAGACAGGCTGTTCAAGGAAGTGGGAATACGTGTAGCTTTAAGATCTTTAGTGATGATCAGAAAGCACCTTATGCAATAAACGGTTTTTATATAGACTATGTACCGTCAGGAAGGAGATAACTAAATGACGCAGACTTATACACGGCAGAGTTCGTTTTCA